AAGTCGCCAGTATAGTTACCAATGAAGTCACCAGTGTAGTTACCAATGAAGTCTCCAGTAAAATCCGCTGAGCCTTGGTCGTATCTTCGAATATTATAATAAAAAGTCGTAACACTACCGCCTGGAAATGATGAAGTAACCGCTTCTTGATACGTCCCCTGTTCATAAAAATATCCATCAACAGAAGTGTTATCAAATGTTCCACTAGGGACAAAGCCTGATGGCCCGCTTGCGATTTCTGTGCCATTCCAATACCAAGTATTGTTCCCACCTGTTGTGCCAAAATAATACTCTGAACCAGATGAACGTGAATAAAAATATGAAGTAAAGAAGTTCTGTGTGCCAGAAAAGTTTTGTGTGGAGTTTCTTGTAGAAATCCTTTGTGAATTTCTTGTAAAGGCCTGAGTTGACACTCCTGTAAAATTAACTGTAGTTGTGTTTATAAAGTCTTGACTAAAAGTATTCGTGAAGTTATTAGTAAAGTTGCTAGTAGATTCGCTAGTGAAATTATCAGTAAAATTACTTGTGAAATTATCTGTAAAGTTATCAGTAAAGTTTCCTGAGAACGCAACCGCCCGAACACCTGTGGATGAATTTGTGAAGTTTGTCTCTGCCGCAACCAATCTTGTATCAGTGGCTGTTCCCTTTGCAACCCAAGTGCCAGTCGAAGTTGGCGCACCTTGAGCAGAACTACGAATTAGATATGAACCAATCTGATAGTCTCCATTCGAATCACCACCTGTAATTCTGTTACGACCAATCTCTGCTAACGAGTGACCGATTTGACTGTCAGTCATTAATTGAAGACCCTGATACGTCCCACTATCTCCACTTGCTCTCTTTACTGCAAAAGGAAGAGTCTGAGTTGGAGAGGTCATCGTCTTTCTTTGATAGATGTTGAATTGAACAGTATTACCTGAACTATCACCACTTCGTGTATCAGTCATTACATTAGACAATGCAACCGCATAGTCACCACTTGGAGCAGAAGACCCAAGTTTGTAAGAGCCAGGATAGTCACTTGCAAAGATACGACTGTTTAATCTATCTGCAAGAGTATTTCGGTCAGAGTCATTGAACTCTCGAATCACAAACTGACCACTACTATCATTTTGATATATGGGTATTCTATGTAGACTTGCGCCCACAGAATCAGCAGTTGATAAGTTCTGATATATGTTTGTTGATGTGGTTGATAGAGTGACGTTTACATGCGCCCCTATTGAACTATCATAACTTGTATTGGTAAGTGTTCCAACGATACGACCACCCGAACTATCAAATCCTAGTGACCCACCCTTTGAACTATCATAGATTGAATATTGACGACCAACCTCAAAGGCCAAATAATTTTCTTCAGTTGAGGAAAAATCTTGGAAATCACTATCGGACGTTTTGAGTTTGAATGGAACTCCTATTGCCATTTTTTAACATCCCTAATTCAGTTGAGTTCCTGTTTCATCGAATATCAGAGGTATATCCGCCCTTAGTCCGTTTAAAGCATTTACGATACTAGTTCTTTCTGACCCCACAAAAGCAGCGTTAAGACCAGACAACGCACCTATGTTAGCAATCGAACTATTATTAGAAAGACCAACTGAGTCAACATCTTTTCTTAGACCATTTATTGCAAAGGTTACATTCTTTGTATCAGAGTCATTGAAAGTTGTTCTGAATGCAAGATTACCAAACGCACTATCGAGTGACAATAAGGACTTTCCTACATTACCTGTGGTAAGAAGATTGTTTATTCCATTACTATCAAGTGAACCAACTGAGGAGTCAAGTTCATTGATTCCAGAGATAATTGTTGATGCTGTCGTTGTAAGACCACCTGCACCTATTGAGTCGTTAAGTTCATTGATTGCGGCCACTAGTGTTGATGCTAATGTATTGAGACCCCCTGAACCTATCGAGTCATTGAGTTCGTTGATAGCACCAATCAGAGTTGATGCAGTTGTGCTAAGGCCACCTGCACCTATCGAATCATTTAGTTCGTTGATTGCACCGATAATATCAGAATCTTGTGTGGTATTTAACTTACCAGTTGCACCTAAATCTAAAGATACTCGATTCAAATCAGAAATAAATTGAGTAAAGGTATCAGTAATCAGTGTCTTTGTTGGTGTGCTAGTTGCCATTTTGTTTCTCTAACAGTTTGACTAAAAGTTCTTTTATTTCACCTACTTCATTCTTTAAATTTTCAAACTCTTGTTTCTTTTGTATTCGATTTTCTTTTGCTTTTCTCGCAGATTGTATCTCAGTGCTATTTATATTTATAATCGCACCTGTCTCCATATCACGAGCAAAACTATTACTACCTTCAACCATCACATACTTTTGCATACTACACCGCCAGAGCAATCGCTCTCAAGTCTTTGAATATTGGTGGTGTTGCACTATTTGTTGCTCTCATCACAATCTTAATCTGAAACTGAGTGAATGCAGCCAGATTTCCATTGAACCCACCAATCAAATAACGATACTCACGGAAGTTATTTGGGTCAGGTGCTTGAGTGTTCTCTGCGGCCTGAAGTGTGAAGTCTTTACTGAAGATATCTTCACCATCTATTGCAGTTCTGAAATATAACTCAAAATCTGAATTAGTTGGACGAATGGCCGCAAGAATAATTTTTAATCCTACGGCTGGTTCAGAAAGATTTGTCACTGTTGTCATGTGTTTCGCAAGAGACGAACCACCAAATGCATTGGTCTCTGCAACGAAATTAATTGGAACATTGAAACCTGTCGCTGCTCCAGATGCTTGTTTATCAATCTGATTCCTTGCAGTTGTGATAGATGCTCTTTGAACATCAATAACTGGAGAGACATTTGCACGAGTCGTATTCATATTAACTTTGTATTCAACTGATTTAACACCTGAACCTAAACTTGCAGTTTCATTTGCTGTTGTTGCAATCATCTTACTCTCAGTGAAGATATTCTCATCACCAATTATAACCTCATTTGTAAATGTTGTATCTCTCTGGAAAGAGTTGTCTGTTGTTTCTGCAAGAGATTTACCTCGTGTATATTTTGCAGAGAGAGTCAATGTTGTATCTTCGGGAACGAGTGTTGACAAGTTTGGTGTCGCAATATCGTAAATGATTTGTTTCTCAAGCGTGACGTTATCACCACCAAAACGACCTGAGGCCGTTGCATTACTATCCGCTTCAAACTGAATACCAAATCCATCAACCTTAGTGATTGTTTTAGTAGTCTGAAAATTACCACCAAGAAGACCATTGAATTTTGTATTAGAATCAAGTCCTCGAATATTTACAGTATTTCCGACAACAAATCCATGATTAGGATAGAATGCAGTAATCGTTGCATCTCCACTGTCTGCATAGAATGGATTTGCTTCAAGAAGTTCATCTTCAGGTTCTTGGTTTACAAATGTTGCAAAACCGCCCGCAGTAGAGAACTCTGCCTCAAAGATTTTGAACGCAAGGTCTTTAGTCTGGTCAGGCTCCCATGTTGTTCCATTTTGTGATTTGAACAATGAACCCATAGAAGGTTGACGAGAGATACGTTTCTCAGTTGAACCCAACTCAAATGCATATGTCTCTGCGACATACGCTTCATAATTTATTGACTCTGCTAACAGAACAATCGCATATTCTGTATCTGGATTCAGGAATACTGGTTCATCAAACTCAAAGGTTGTTGGAGACGCAAGTGCGGATGTCTGTGTCTGACTTGCCGCAACGTTGACGGCTGACGGATTCAAGAATTTGACACCGCCTGGCACAATCTCTGTAGATGAAGGCGCACCATTTACCATAGGACGAATTTCCATACGAACTGGAATTGCAGTATCCTTTTTCTTAAAATAAGTTTGAACTCTAGTAACGAACATACCAGATGGATTTGTAACCATGAAAGATTGTGCGAGAGGGTCAACTCTACGAACTCTTTGTGATTCTGTCCAACGATTTGTTCTAACAGTTGTCACACGAGTCGAAGCAATAGTTTTCTGTCTGGTGTCAAGTGTTCCTCGTGCAAAATAATTTGTGGAGGCTCTTGACAATGCGTTTGCTTCGTTGTTTACACTAATATCAAGGAGTTTAAACTCTCGTGTTCCTGCACGAAAACGTTTTGTTTTATTTGATGGAATGAAGAATGAACCTTCAATCACACCACTTGCATCAGTTATAAGGTCTGTAGTTCCTTGAGGGTGTGCTGTTCTGTTACGGAATTTACTACCATAAATCGCACCACTTGCATCATTTGCAGCCGTTCTTTGGAAAGTTTCCTCACGACAAAAGTTCTTCACCTCTTTATTATTGAAGAATGGGAAGTATAGAGTATTTGGACGCAATCCTTCTGCTTTGAAAAATACTTTTCGTGAACGAATGAATGGTAAGAATGTCAGAGATACTGTTCTGTCACCGATTACTTCAGTAATTGTTCTTTCACCAACGACTACTCTTTGTTCAAATGTGGAGACAATATTTCTACCTACTCGTTGTTGTCCTACTCTACTTACACCATTACTATTCCAAGTATTAACACCAGCCCAACCACCAAAGATGTTTAGGTCAGTAATAACACCAAATCCAACCAGAGGAATAAATGTTCCGAATGGTGAACCCCAAGCAAAAGCATTTACAAAGTTAGAGAAACCTCTACGGTTTGCTGTTCCAGTCGCAAGATTACCCTCATTGAATACACCGAGGTCTTCCTCTGCGGTTCTGTTTACCACATTGGATGGTTTATATTTTGTCTCTTGCCACTCGTCAGAAGTTGGTGATAGAGTAATGTTACCTTCATTTGTAATCACAGCAAATGGATTTACATTTTCTATTCCTGTAATTCGTGTTTGTGTAATAGACTCTTTGTTACCATGATTTAGATAAACAATGTCACCTTTGAGAATAGTATTAGATGAATTAGCAGAATCATACACAAGATTAACATTATCTTCAATCTGTGGTGGTCTTAGAATTTGACGTGATGGGTCAATCGCCGCACGGTATTCTGAACTCAACACATCACTAAATGTTCTGTCTTGGAAGTTGTCTACAAAGAAACCTGACTTAGTTCTAGGATTATCAGAATCGTCAAGAACTAAAAGGTTTGCAGTTTTGGACTCAAGAAGACTTAGACTTGTTACCTCTTCAAGTTTGTCAACTCGTCTTTCTAAACCTTCAATGTCTTTCATTGTAAATCTTTTAGCACGAATTGGTGTGACTGACATATCAGAGTCATTCAATCCATATCCATTGAATCTTACTTCGAACAATGCTTGAGTGTTTTCAGGTGTGATTGGAACTTGAGATTCGAAACCATTCTCACCTTGAATGTTCTTGACCTCACCCTCAGTGTTCACAATAATCTTATCAGAACGAGGTAGATAATATTCAACGTCTGCTTGGAAGATATCACCATTGGTCGGGACTTCATGCACCGCCGCACCTGTTCCTGTGAATGTTCCAGCAGAGTCAACCGAAGAACGGAAGTCAATCACATCACGAAGATTTACTGAAGTTCTAGGCCCAGTTGCAAAATTTGGAATGTCTTCATAGTCAACCTGACCAGTGTAAGAGTTGACAGAGAAGAAATCTCCTGTTCCACCATGTGTGAAATGTTTGAAACGAACAAATACATTTGCAGTTGGTATTGATGTTCCATCTTCTAGAACTAATCTGGCATTATCATAAAAGCCAGGTCTTTGACCATTATCAACAGTAAAGAGGTGAGATATGTCTCTACCATCCGAATCATTTTCTTTTATTGCAATAACTTGAAATAAGTCTGTTGCATGAATATTCATCTGTGGTGTGATTGTTCCAAGTCCAATATTAGGTTGACCTGCTGAATCAAGAACCTTTCCAGTAAATGTAGTTTCAACCAGAGTTTTCTGACGGAAGTTTGCTTGTGCTTTATTTACCTTTGCATATACAGTAACACCAGAGGCATCTCCCATGTCACCAGTTAATGTTGCAGAAGTTCCTGCGGATGTATCAATTGTTGGACTCCGAACACTTCCTGAATCGTTAGCAGTAACAATCCACTGAGATGAATTTACAAAGGTCTCACCAGTTCCAAGACTAGATAATGTTAGATTACCTGAACCATTTGTTGTTCCAGTAAAGATTCTTTGGACTTCAAAGTCCTCATCAGTGATATCTTTAGGACGTGGATTCGGTGTTGTGTATACAAGATTAACTTTATCATTATCAGTCGGAACGGCCTTATTATTGGTAAGAACAATATTTGCAAAATCGGCAGCGCCGTGTCCTAGAGACTTTACATCACGAAGTGCTTGACCAGAGTTCATACTTACATCAAATAGATATACACGGAAGTTCGAACCATCTTTTTCGAGATATCTAAATTTAGCAGTTCCGATAGTGCTACCACCATGTCCTGTTGCACTTCTAAGACTAACTGTGCTGAAGTTTTTACCAGATGTTGCACTATCTAATGCTCCTTCGACTGTATCACAGACGAAATAGTTTCCGTAATTTACACCGACAGTCTCATTTTCTAGTTCAACTGTTGCACGAGGTTTTGGTATTGTGATTTCTGTTGGTGTCTCGGTTGCACCTCGATAACCATTAATATATGCGATACCATCAGATACATTTGCAATAAAGTCTGTGGCAGAATCTTCAAAGTCTACACTAAATGGACTTACAATGTAATTGCCTGATTCTTCACGAGTTCTTTCTGCAAGAACCTCATTGATTTTGTTATAACTTTCTGTTCCTGATACTTGGTCAACAATATCACCTTCAACAACATTACAATAGAATACAAAGTTCTCATCGGAGTTTACTTGGTCTTGAGTTGTTAATGTGAGTAGAATACGATATCGGTCTGCGCCCGGCGAAGACAAGTTAGGTGTTGCACCCTGATTATCAAAAAGTGCAGCGTCATCAGAAGTTGTTATGATATCTTCTGTTATTTTGAAACCAACAACTTTGGTTGGAAGTCTTGTGTATTTGGAGAGAATGAGTGATTGTGGTTTTGCAAATACAAAATGACCTCTTGCAAAGAAGTCACCAGCCGCATTAGAAATTCTACATCCCTTACCAACAGCAGGATTTGAAGGTGTGTCAGTTCCCTGAACCTTAAATGTATCAGTGCTTGCTGGGTCACCAAATGATACAGTAATATCTTCTCCAGGCGTAAATCTAACTCCAGTTGTTGTAGCAAGTCCAGATGGTATCTCTGTATATTGAACAAAAAGTGTAGCAGGGTCAGAAGCAGTTGCCGCAACAACCTCAAGAACTCTTGCCTTTATAACAGATGTACCTCCAGTAATAGTTCCACCAACCAAAACACTAGTGTCGGTAGGTAAATCTCTATCTGCGGCTGCTGTATCAAGTTTTACAAACTCGTAATCATTATTGATTGTTGGCCCGCCAGGATTTACTGAACCACCATCTTTGAAGATATTGCGACCAAACCTTGCAATCTCCTCTTGAATGATTGTTTGCATTTGTGTGAGTTCTCGTGCTTGTAATGCACGCCCAGCATTAAACAGAATGCGATGATAGTTGTCACTATCAATGAAATCATCCTTGTATGTTGTAGCAAATGTATTGGTTGTAAATGTATTTGGCATTGTAATACCTTATATTTGAATTACGATTTTGATGTCTTCGGTCTGGTCAGTTGAACGAGATACAGAAGCACGATTATCTATGTAGAGAATATCACCTGTGTGTGGAAGAGCCTCACCTGACTGAACTGGTGAACTTCCTCCACCTGTTACCAATGCTCCTGCCCCTGTTCCATCCACTTCTGTGATGTTTTCACCTGAATCAAAACTCTTAAACCCTGTTTCTTCGGTTTGATGGAAGAACACAAAAGCAGCGGAGTCAACTCTATCTACAAGTGCCTTTGCATTTGAAGTTGCACCTTGAATTGTTTTGTCAACAGTAAAATTATTTGTTTGGGATGCGAAATGAAGTTTTTTGAGAATGATACCAGTGTCCGAGTCAAAATCACTTCCTATTCCACCATCACTATCTCTCTTCATTCCTTTGATAAGACCAACTTGACGGAAATCGTTACCAACAATAAAGTCTCCAGTTTCATTTCCAGTTGGTTTTACTTGAAACATGAAAGACGTTGATTTAAGGTCATCTCTTGGGTCTCCTCCAAGACCTAAAGGTGTTCCGAGAATTGCTCTTATCTTCGCTGGTTTTGTTGAACCAGAGGTTGATAATGTAACACCTGCATTTGTATAACCTAACCCAAACCCACCAGTGCTATCTACCTCAACTTTCGTGACAACTCCACCATCAGTTGTGACAGTAAAATTACCCCCTGTTCCATTACCTGTGATTGCAATGCTTGGAGTGCTTGTATACCCTGTTCCACCTGAGTCAACTGCAATACCAATAATCTGACCGACTACTGCCGCATTTTGAGCTGCTAGTTGTGTGACGCCGGCTGCATCAGAGTCTGTAGAGGTTGCAAGTTTTATAGGAATAAAGTTTGCGGCGACAAACTTGTTCGCATCTACCGCAGATATGGAATATAAAAACTTCCAAATGTAACCATCAGCAGTTTGGAAAGGTGTTCCACCAGTATTACCCGAAGGTTGGACTGTTGATACTTTTGCAGTTCCATCTGTATTTTTAGATTGTTGAAGAACTATAAAGACTTCATTGTTATCGTTCATTACATAATAGGTTTGAGTTGGATAACCAATCTGTGCATCATCATATGCAGAATAAACAGCACCAGATGACCAGTTGTAACGAGGAACAACAAAAGAAGCATCAAGAACTTTCTTAATAGATTGTAATCCATTTCTAAAGTTTCTTTCCTCACGTTTTGTTCTTTCAGTCGTTGGTGCAATATCAGAATCATTCCAATCTTCGGAACGACCAATACCGATATAAATATTTGCATCCGAATCTAAATCATTTTGAATGAAAGAGATTACCTGTTTTTTTAGTCTGTCTGTTACAACTGCCATTTTAATTACGCTACTGCGCCTCCATATGTTGCAAGTACTTGCCAGTTTGTTCCGTCAAAAACTAAAGTTCCAGTTTCATTTTGTTGCAATGTTAAAGTAGTTCCTGCACCAAAATTTGCAGGAGTGATGGTTGCAGTACCAGCACCACTTACACTAATGTATTTAACTTGTCCAACAACACCATCTGCAAGTGAATATGCACCGGCAGTTCCTTTAGTTATTTCACTATATGGTAATACTACTGATAATGCACCATTACCACTTACAGTTTCTTGTTTTAATATCTCAGGACTATTTAATAAAATACCCCCTGTTCCTTTTGCACTTAACTCAAGATTGACGTTTGTGTCACCACCTTCAATATCAATTCTTGGTGAGTTTCCTGTCGCTGCATTATTCATAGTAATGTGATTTACAGCCGATGCAACACGAGTAAATGCTAGAAGTTCGTTATCAGCACTATCAAATAATGTAGAACCTAAGTTCTTACCACCAATCTTCGGATTACTTGCTACAAGACCATTAATGGTTTTATTAGTTAAAGTCTGTGTTACATTTGCTAAAACAAACGTATCATTAGCACCTAGAGCAGGAATGGTTACATTTCGGTTTGCGGATAATGCACCTGTGACAATGGTATAGTTATGAGAACTATCAGCATCAGGCATTCTCAATGCAGAAACAATCGGTGAACTCAGAGTTTTATTGGTTAGTATTTGTTGACACGAATCAACAACAAGTGTTCCACTCCCCCCAACAGGAAGATAGTGGAATATATCGGATGTTGGTTCTGAGTCAAGTTGAAGTCTTGACTCGAAATCATTTGCACTTGCTCCCTCAAAAACAACACTAGTAGAGTCAAGTGATACTTGAGCCCCACCGCCACTTCTACCAAGAAGACCATACAGTTCAGTAAAGTTCTCATTAATCTTCGTTGCGGCAATGCGGAGAGTATCACCTGTTCCGTCATTCGCTGCTGAACCTTTATTGATAGTTTGTTTTGTCATTCCTAAATCCTAAAACATTTAATTCTATTTATACAAATTTTCTAACTAAGATGACCCAAGTTTAACAAATATTGGTTGGAGTCTGTGCTATAGAACACATGTCTGTCTTGGTCGAATGTCTCAAATGACAAGTTATTAGACATATCCATACCAACACCATTTCCTCCACCAGTTGCATCCGAATCATCAAATGTTGGTGAAGATGCGATTTGTGCTTCACGCAGTGACCCATATTGATTGTTAATTTGAGAAACCTGCAACGCAGAGAACTTTCCAAGACTTATGAGTTCTGGTCTAATTCTACTTAGGATACCTGCTGAATCTACATCAGGGTCATCTACAAGGGATGTCACATCTGACCTTCCATCATCAAACAGAGAAGCCGTGTTTGTAATCGCAATCGCTGGGGCAGCCGCAAGTGTAACAACTGGTGCAGTCAAGGCATCTTCGACTGCTGAAACAATCTGTGTCTCTGAACCAATAAACATTCCGGCTGGGTGAACGAAAAGTTTATATGCATCTATCCATTTATCTTGTGATAATTCTGATTTGATTAAAATAGCAAACTTTTGAAAAAGTTTATTGTCTGTCAAGAAATGTTGAGATTCAAATCCGATAGTAGAACCACTATCATTTAGATTAAATATTTGTTCTTTGGTGTAAACAATATCAGGGTCAATACCAAAAAATGTTCTAAAGAATTGTTGTATTGAATACTTTGTTCCCTTTGAACGATATAGTGTGTTGGAATACTTGGCAGCCGCTCTCTTGTCTTGAAATCCTTCAAAATATGCATCACCAAGAAGTAACTCTTGTTCTACATATTCTAGAAGTTCAATATCGTTTTGTGTAATGTCTCGACTGAAGAATAAATCATTAATCAGTTTGGTTGGCGCATCATCACTGTTTTCATAGTGATAATATTCTTCGAGTAGTGTTATAAGTTTAGGATATTCGGTTCGAAAAAATTCAGGTAAGACCTCTTTAATTTTTAGGTCATCAAACTGAATATCTCTCCTTCCCAAGTCTCGGAGTGTATCGTCCTCTTTGTGAGACATTAGTTAGTCACTCCACTTTCAACATCTACTGTGGTTGATACAAGTTTGGTAGTGTCAATCTCAACGATATCTGTTCGTAAAGGTGTAATCACACTTTGATTCGCAGGAGTTGCTGATAACTTAATAAAACTATCAGAACCAACAAAACTATCAACTTGTAGTCCAACAATATTGACAGTATCACCTGAGTAATCTCCGACATTATCAATGACGATTTCTTTGTCTTCAGTATTGAATACCTGAAGTTTGTTCGAGTTTAATTTGTTTTGAATGATACAATCTTTGTTTCTGAATCTAAACGAATTTGAGGTTATGATTTGATTTACATCATCAGGACTTGCAATCTCGGCTGCATATCTTATAGTGAACCCTTGAACAGATGTAAGTGTTGGAGTAAATCGTCTCTGCATTTTTACATTCATACGAGAGGATAGAACAGCAGGACTTACATTATCAATGAGTGTCAATAGATTAGAACGTCTAAACGATTGATTGAATTTACCTGTATTAGTTGAAAAATAATCAATGATTGCATTATTTGCACTATTCTGAATTGTATTTTTTGAAAGTGTAGTGAGTCTCTGATTAAACTGGAAGAAAACATCAAGTTCAATAAAAGTTTTTACAGGGTCATCAAATTTCAAAGAGAAAGATGCCACTGATAATTGTTTTGCAAGGTCTTGAATTGAATCTTTTGTGGTTTGAACTGTTGTTGCAGTCACATCGTCATTGAATAAGATTGACATGAATATTGTTCCAAACTCAGGTTCAAGTGCATCTTCACCACCAAAGGATTGAATATCCTTGATAAGTGTTGAGAAGTTTCTTAATATCAGTGACGAGTAGTCAACGGCTGTTACCATACGATTTTGCGATGCGTATTGGAATGGTGCATTCTTACGAATAGACTCAAGTGATTCTTTATCACTACCACCCACAGCATTTGCGACTGTGCTTACAGTCACACTATATCCAACAGAATTTACAGTTACTTGACTTTGTGGTTCAAACACTTTTGCAGTATTTGCATCAGACCCATTTGTTGCTAGATACTCAACAGTAATTTTATTACCCTCATCAGGTGCAACACCTAAAGTTGTTCCATTACCAAAGGATAATTCAAAGAGACCATTAGGTGTTTCTTTGAGAATATATAATGTAGAGGCCGAACTAATAGTATTTGCATTCTGTAAATCAGTGTATGTTGTAGAAATCGTAGATGTAGAACTTTCAAAGACTCTCACTATTGCAGTTGAGATATCAAGGTTTTTATCAGAAATGATATAAATCGGATTGTCTACTGATTTAGTTGCAAGGAATGTTTTGGTGCGAGAAGTTCCCTCTCTGATAACAATATCAGATGAACCTGACGAGGTTTTGAAAACAAATGACCCCTCACCATTATCTGTTGCGGTCAGTGTCTCAGTGGTTTGAAACACATATGTTTCCTCATCAACAGTAGAGTTGAACTTAAAACCTGACGGAATCTGAATCTGAGATGGTCTAGGAGTAACACTACTTAGATTTATTGACATATTGATAGTTCCTTGAGCCGATGTCTTGGAGTCAGGAATATATCCAATACCCTCAGACAGAGACACCAAAGAACTACGAAGTTGTGCTGTTCCTAGAAATGACTCATTTAAAGCAAAGTTAGCAATCAAAGCATTGTAGTGTGTATTGTATGCAAGGACATCAAGGATGTTTGATAAACCAGATGCCTCAAAGTTATAATCTGCAAATTCCGATTTATTTGCTAAAAATATTTTCAGATTGTTTTTAATTGCATCAAAGTCGAGTGCAGTTGATTTTATTGTTGTTGACATTTTATCTTAACCTTGATATTGTTGTTGTAAATTCAACTTCATCGTTAGTGTTTACTACTTTGAATGTGAGTGTCACATCTAGAGAATTTTGGTCTGGTCTTAGGTCTACAACCAAATCAACGATTTCAGCCCTTGGTTCGAATTGTTGTATTGTTGAGATAATTCTTCTTCGTATAATTGTAGAACTACCTCGGTTTGCAAGTTCAAATAGTTGCCCTTGAATGTCTCCTCCAAATGAAGGTCTAAATGGTTTCTCTAATCTATTTGTCAAAAGAAGAGTTTTGATTGCCTGTTTAACAGCAGCCGCATCAGTTTTCTTAAATATCTCACCACTAGTCGTCTTTGCAGTAAATGACAAATCAATGTCAATATACTCACGCACACGACTAGTTTTTATACTAGGTGTATTTAAGTTTGTATCTTCTTGTGCGAATGCTCTTCTTGTTGCCATGTCTCTATTTATATGTTTTTATTCTAAAATCTCAATCAATTCGTTTTTAGACATTAATTGATTATTAAAAACTGTTTCGATATCAAAAGATGCATCATCAATCGTAAATGTAATTGGAATTTGTGAATACTCAATACCAATCTGTGCGGTAAGTTTACCATCGGGGTCATATGTATCATAGTCTAATATTAACTTGTTGTATTTTGCATTGTCCTTCAAAAACTCTGCAACATCAAATGTTCTTTTCAAATCAATCTGACCGAACTTGTCAATGACTTGATAATATATCAACTGACCCAATCTTTTTTTCTTGAGAGCATCGGTCAAAGGAAATTCAATGACCAAAGGACGATATAATCCTTCAGATACAATCAAACGAATATCATCAAAGTTTGAATTGTTGGTAATCCTTCGTATAGATTCGGCCTGTGCGACTAGATTACGAGAGATATCTCTTCTTTGTTCCTCAAACTCAATATGATTAAATGACGTTCTGTCACCATATGCACCCAAAAACTTTGCAATCGTAATACCAGGCGCAATCTCTGTTTTTGATGTGATGGACTCTTGGTTTTCAGGATTGTATAGTGGGTCAGGTAAGAATGTTATTGTACTCATGGTTGAAATCTCTTTCCTCTATTCTCAAATGCATTTCCGATTGGTTCATATCCAAACTGAGGTTTTGGTTTTTTACCTGAAACTCTACCGATTTCTGTTGGTGTCGGAACATTATATGACTCACTCAATAATCCTTCGGCAACTAATACAGCAGCCGCACCACTACCTTCTCTATTGTATTCATCTCTAAACTTAGAACGTATCTCTTGAGTTGTCGGAACTTTATTGAAAACAAAAAACTTATTGAGAAGATTCAACTCATCTTTCAATACGTCATCAGCATCAATCACAACACTTTGAATTGCAAACTTACCAGTTGTGGTATGACTTACAACAACAGGAGGCGTGATTGGATTTTCACCTGTGATAGTTGCT